AAGCTTCCGTATGTGTGTCTGTTGCGTGAAGAACGATTGAGAGAAGGTTATAACCAAACGAAGACAGCCATTTTTTAACCTCATCATCCGTTTGATCCCTGGTCCAACCATTTTCCAATTCATATTTGGCAAAGTGTGGAACATCTTTGGCGTCCATATCTAGCAGAATAGCGATGCAAGTACGGTAGCAATCACCATATACACCTTCGGAGGGGTTGTGTTCAGTGAAAAGTTGCTGTTGAAGTTTCATATTATCTCAGTGAAAAGTGGGGGTTGTAGGGGCAAAGCTAGAGTGAACCATGGTACCGGACATCGCAACCATCAGACTTTCCATCTCTGCATGAGATCCGATCTTGATGACCACGCCTTCATGATTATGAGGATCACCGTCATACGCTACTAATTCCCAGTTTTCGGTACCTTCAACTGGGACAACGTTAATGTAAGCAAAATCAGTAAGATCTACCATGTCAAGATACGTACAGCCGGGGGTTAAGATCTTCATGTTAGTTACCTTTGATCTTGGCCTGAAGCTTCTCCATTACTTCGGTGCGCTGCGGCCCGGTTAAAGTTGACTCCATCACATCCATCACCAACTGATAGAAGTCGGAGACTTGTTTCAGATTCATTGCACGCTCTGACATGCTCAGCAATTTCTCTAATAGAGATGTCGCCGTTCTGAAGTACCCCATCTGTGCGGTCGGTTCATCACCGGAGGGCTGGGCACCCTTCAGGTTGCGGTAGAGGGTCTTCGACTCTTCGAACAAGAACTCCCAATTGTCCCTGTCGTCGTCTTCAATATCCACAACAGGGGCGTCGTTCGCTGCGCCTACCTTACGCGGGAGGAACAGCGCCATAAGCTGGAGCTGGATGTCACCCGAATAGGGAGCCTGGAGCCAATAGGAGGGGTGCTCAAGCGCCAGTCGTTGAATGATGCCGATGTTCTTCATGGTCTGGGGGTCGAGCGCGGGGTAGTAGAAATCGTCGGACATCTTAAGGTTTCTCCAAAGTTCTTTAGTTACGGAAACTGCTTGATCTACATCATACCATTTCTGCCTGGCATGGCACAGGTCGATGATAGTATCATCATGCAAATAATCACCACCGTTTCCAGGTGGCACAACCCTCCCATTTATGAGATGATGCGCGGAAGCTACTAGAACCCCTACCATGTCCAACCAATACGCCAAAGAATTATTTACCCTGCTTGCCAATCGATATGACATCGATCAGGCCGGGATGACCATGAGTCAGTGGATTGAGAAAAACACCTCATTAAAGGGTCGGCCCTTCTCTTATGGCCGGTATCCATACCAAAGGGCAGTGATCGATGATGACCACAAGAATCAGGTAGGTATCAAGCCTTCACAAGTTGGCTGGTCGGAGATCAATCACCGCTGGTCATTTGCATTCCTGAAAAGGAACCGTAATACCAAGATGATTTATGCATATCCAGATGATGATATGCGTAAGAAGAACGTTCAGACCCGAATGATGCCCATCCTGGACAACAACAAGGTCTTCAACTCTGTCACCGGATCGAAGCCGATTCGTTCTATCGAACTTTTACAGATCGATCAATCGTTTGCATATGTCACTGGTTCCAAGGTCGGTGATGCCACCTCAACTGATGCTGACGCATTGGTGCTTGATGAGTACGATCTGCACAACATGCAAATCGCTGCACTTTTCCAGTCACGTTTGCAGAACTCTGACTGGAAGATTAAGAAGTACTTCAGCACCCCAACTTTCACAGAGTTTGGTGTTGATCAGTTGTACCGAGACAGTGACCAGATGGAATACATGATTAAGTGTGATGCATGTAACCACTGGATGTTCCCACTGTTTGTCCCTCGTTTTATCCACATCCCTAACCTACCGACTGGAGTCGATGATCTAACCGAGATTGACCAATCAATGATCGACAGTCGGCACCTCGACCTGGAGAATGCTTATGTTTGTTGTGAACGCTGCCGTGCGCCGCTTGACCTTGGGCGTGAAGACAACCGATCTTGGGTTGCCAAATATCCCTCGCGCCGTGCGATACGGGGTCGTCGCATTAATCCTTTCAGCGTGTCCACACGCCCTGTCGGAGATATCATCACCGAAATGCAGGATTATAAGCGACGTGATTTCATGCGAGGTTTCAAGAACTCAGTTTTAGGTGAACCAGAAGATAGTTCATCTGCTCGAATTAGCGAAGCTGATATCCGTATGTGTTTTGGCCCCAAAGAAGTGCCCAAAATTACTACGGATTTACCAACCTGGATTGGCATTGACATGGGCCATAATTGTCATATCGTTGTCGGCCAAGGTTATAGCATCGAAGCTGTGAATGTAGTTCGTATGTTGCATGTCCCAATTGCTAAGCTGCTGGATACCATTGCAGAACTCGATAGTACTTATATGATCGTCGGAGGCTGTGTTGACCGACATCCTGAAAGCCAAGCTGCGGCTGATGTACGTGATGCTACCCAACGTCGTATTATGCCGTGCGAATACCGTGGTACGAAAGAGATCAACCTAGTAGCTGGACCTGAAGGTCCAGAAGACATTATTCATATCCAGGCAGACCGCACCACTCTTCTGGATGAAGTTGCAAGCATTATTCGTAAGCACAAGATTCAGTTCTGTGGATACGAAAGTTCGGAGCTGGAAATTATCACACACTTACGCAACATGGTTCGTGTGGAAGCACCTGAAACTCCAGCCACATGGAATAAGCTCGATTCACAGGATCACTTCTTCCATGCATTAGGCTTCATGCTTACCGCTATGAAAATGAAACGTTTGCTGTCATTGAAAACTGAATCAGTTCAAACTTATATTGGCATTGCTGGAGCCGCTGATAATAGTTACAATGGCGACATATTTGGCAACCCACAGAAACCACGAAAGCAGACAGAATGGCAAACGCAATTTCTAAACTCGGGGCGAAGGCTTTAGCAGTAATTCTGCCGAAGCGTTCTAACCCAAAAGGTACAGCAGTAACCTCTACCTTTTCGCCCTCGAACAGCGAGAACATTCTGTCGGCCCCAACTTACCGGGACCACCTCACAGACATCTTCACTCAACGAGCTACGCTTAACAGCCAGGACTTGCTCAAGGAATTGTTCAAGTCTGACCCTGACATGTCGGCTTCTGTTCACGCCTTCCTTACTGTGGCTGATACCAAGCTGGTGATGGTGGTCAAAGATGCAGCGGGACAGATTGACCGTCCAGGTCAGGAGATCTTGCAACAGGTCTTGACGACCTTTACCACCCGTACTGATTACAGTAAGGGATTCATGATCATCAATTCGATTACGAGCATCACAGAAGCCTTGCGTTATATGCTGCTTCTCCGTGGTGGTATTGCTGCTGAACTCGTGATCAATCAAGAGTTCATGCCAAGTGAGCTGCGTCAAGTGGACATGGCTAAGCTGGAATGGTTCGAGAAAACTCCAAACCATTTCACCGCACAACAACGTGATGCCAACGGTAGGATTATCTCGCTGGATATCCCAACGTTCTTCGCTACTTGGTTCCGTCAAGACCCGACTGCTATTTATAGCACTTCACCTTTCGTGTCTGCGATCAATACGATTGCTGCACGCCAGCAGGTAATCAACGATCTTTATCGCATCATGAAGATCACTGGTTTTCCACGTATGGAAGTTAAGGTGTTGGAAGATGTCATTCTGAAGAATGCTCCCCAACAAACTCGGGCAACTCCTGAAACACAACGCGCATACTTGCGAAGCCAACTGGCTGAGATCCAAGGTATGCTCAATTCTATTGGGCCAGAACAGACCCTGATTCACTACGATTCCATCGAAGCAAACATGCTCAATGAAAAGGCCGCTGGTGTCTCGATTAATATCGACAGTGTGATGAACGCTTTGAACGCACAGAATCAAGCCGGACTGCGCACGATGGCAACCATCCTTGGCCGTGGTACTTCCGGTGTGAATACTGCCACTGTCGAAGCACGAGTATTTAGTATGAGTGCTGAAGCTTTGAATAAGCCGATTGCTGACATGCTTGCTCAGGTGTTTACAATGGCGATTCGTTTGCAGGGTTCACAGAGTTATGTTGATGCTTCCTTTGAACCAGTAGAACTTCGCTCTGCACTTGAGCTGGAGACTAACCTACTTGTGAAGTCTCAGCGCCTGCGTAGCGATCTGTCAGATGGTTTGATCAGCGATGATGAATATCACCTCACGATGTATGCTCGCCTTGCTCCTGAAGGAACTCCACTGCTGAGCGGTACTGGATTCCTCAACCCAGCGCCAGCAGG